CAGGCGTTAAGACAGTTCGGCAACTTGCTATTGAGTATGGCGTGTCACACACAGCCATTCAGAAGCGAGCGACTAAGTTTGGGTGGGAGAGAGACCTTACACAAAAGATACAACAAACAACGCAAAGCATAGTTGCCACAAAAGTGGTTGCCAAACTGGTTGCCACGGAAACCAAACTGTCGGATGCGGCAACCGTAAAGGCTTATGCCGAGGCTTCGGCAGCTGTTGAGTTGCTTCAAAGAGATGATGTCACACTGGCAATGAAGGTGTCTCGGTCGCAGCTTGAGGAGGTTGCCATACTATGCGATCCGGAGTTTCGAGAGCGTCTTGTCGCGCTTGGCGAGGCTAATGATAAGAGCACTGAGAATCGCTCTGATAAAGCTAATGAGTTGTACCAGTACATCATCAGCCTAGCTGGGCGGGTAAAGCTGAGTAAAGAGATTGCGGCAGCGCACGGTGTTTATATCCCGATGCAGCGCAAGATTCTCAAGCTTGATGCCGAGGGTGACAAAAGCCAGTCGAGCGTGGACGCTTTGCTGGCTAAGATCAACGCGGCGTCCGAATGACTGATGAAGAACGCGAGATTGCGCTGTGTAAGTTGCGCGACAACCTGGAGTTGTTTGCTTGCCAGTGCCTGAAAATCAAGGACAAGTCTGGTGACCTGAAGCCGCTTGTGCTGAACCGGGCGCAAAGACACATTCATGAGAAGCTCGAGGAGCAGCTCAAAAATACCGGCAAAGTCAGAGCTATCATTTTGAAGGGGCGTAAGCAGGGCGCATCGACATATATCGCGGCCAGGTTCTATCACAAAGCTGTGTTTAAGGGGCGGTCAGCCTTTATTGTGGCGCATGAGGATTTGGCCACGACGGGGTTGTTTGAGATCGTTCAACGATATCAGATCAATAACCCGGTAGCACCAAGCACCAAGGCATCGAACGCGAAAGAGTTGATTTTTAAGCAGATGGATTGTGGCTATAAGTTGGCTACTGCTGGTACTGATGATGTTGGGAGAGGCAATACAGCCCAGTTGATCCACGGCTCAGAATACGCCTACTGGCGCAACCCGCAAAAACACATGGCAGGCCTGGGGAATGTGGTTGGCAATGTGGATGGCACTGAGTTTGTGCTTGAGTCCACTGCGAACGGAATTGGCAACGGGTTTCATAACCTGTGGCAAGAGGCTGAAGCTGGCAACGGCGAGTTCATTGCGATTTTTACACCATGGTTTTGGGATGATAGCTACCGCTCTACGGTGGCGGCGGACTTCATTAAAACTGCTGAAGAGATTTTGTTGGCCGAGACTTACGGGCTAGACAACGAGCAACTGCAGTTCCGGCGCAACAAGATTAGCTCGTATGGCGACGGTTTTGCGTGGCTGTTCCAGCAGGAGTTCCCGAACTGTGCAGCCGAAGCGTTTGTGATTGCAGTTGGGAACCCGCTGATCAACCCAAGCAATGTGATGGCTGCGGTCAACAGCACGTCAGCAGACATGAATGCGCCGCTGATCATTGGCTGTGATCCAGCGGGCGATGGGATTGAGGACGCTGACAGGACTGCGATTTGTTTCAGGCGTGGGCGCACGGTGTTTCGCATGGAATATCACCAGGGGTTGGACACGATGCAGATTGCTGGCCTACTGAGCCAGTACAACACCGAGCACAAACCAGACGGTTTGATCATTGACAAGGGCGGTTTGGGCGCTGGTGTCTATGACAGGCTAAATGAGCTTAATGTGCCTGTTATTGGCATCAACAGCGCCCAACGTGCTACAGATTCAGAGCGTTACGAGAACATCCGTGCCGAGATGTGGTGGCTGATGAGTGAGTGGTTCGCTGATAAACCGTGCCGGATACCGAATAACGCGGCACTGATCAGTGATCTGACAGCACCTCAGCCCAAGGTGAGCTCAAACGGCAGGAAGTTGCTGGAAAAGAAAGAGCACATGAAGGCCAGGCAAGTCAGGTCGCCCGACGGCGCAGACGCTATGGCGCTGACATTTGCTATCCCGGTGAGCTACCGCGATTCGAGTCGTGGCGCCAGACCGACAAGAGTGAGACCAGCGGCCACATCGGCCGGTTATTGAGGCAGGGTACCCGGTACCCTCCCTAAATTGAAAGCAGATCATGATTGATGAAGAAACCCGCCAACGTGCTAAAGAGTATGCCGACAGCTTTGCTGAGGCTACGGCCGATGACCCAAAGCCGCCTGCGCCTGATCTGGAGCCAATGGAGCCCGTCAAAGAGGCTGCAAGCGCACCAGTTGAGGATGAAGACGCAAAGCTGTTCAGCGAGGCTTTTAACGCGACTGATGCGCCTGTTAAACCTGCTGCGCCTGCGAACTTTAAAGATGCCTTCGCCCATGCACGAAAGAGCGGATTAAAGGTGTTTGAGTTCAACGGCAAGAAGTTCACAACGGCACTCAAGAGCGAGATGAAGGCTAAGCCCGATGTGGTCAAGGTGACTAAAGTGGTTAGTGCTGAGTCGCAGTTGCCAGTGGCCAACAAGGATGCTGAAAAAGCCAAGCCAACAATCTATGGCAACACTTTTGTCAAGGATGCGGTGGATTCAATCAAGGCCAAACTCAATGACGACACCCAAGTGGGTAAAGCCAAGTTCCACGCTAATGGTCGGCCGAACCTGACTGCGCGTTAATGAGCGACGATATCCAATACGAGATGGCCTCTCGGGAGGCGTTTAGGGACAACGGCACGACCACGTCTGTGATGAGCGCTTTGGGCGTGAAGCTGTTGCGTGAGTTCTCGACGGCCGAAGAGGATCGTTACGCCACCGAGTTGCGTTGGCTGCAGGATTTGCGGCAGTTCAAGGGCCAGTACGACCCAGAGGTGCTGGCAGCGATTGGCCCCAAGCGGTCGCGTGCGTTTGTGCGCAAGACCCGGGTGAAGGTCAAGACTGCGAACAGTCGCGTGGAGGACTTGCTGTTTCCTGCGGGCTCGGAAAAGAATTGGGAAGTGGATACGACGCCTGTGCCTACGGTGTCCGATGATGTGCGCAAGGGTGTGATCAAGCAGCTGCAGCAGATGGCGCAGCAGGCCGCGCAGCAAGGGCAGAAAATGCCAGCGCCTTACATCAGCAAGAAGATGGTGGATGATGCCGTTTTGAAGCTGTGCAAAGAGGCAGCCAAAGGCATGGCCAAGGTTATTGATGACCAATTGAGCGAAGTGCGCTACAAGCAGATTTGCAAAAAGGTGGTGAATTCTGGGCACTTGTTTGGCACGGGCATTTTGAAGGGGCCGCTGGTTGAGCGCCGCATTCGGTCTAAATTTGTGCAAGAGAAGGGCAAATGGGTCGAGAAGAGCGAGAGCTATGTCGTGCCGTTTGTAGATTTTGTGCCGCTGTGGCGCTTCTACCCGGACATGGGTGCGGATTCGCTGGACAACTGCCGCTATATCTATGAGCGCCACCAGATGACGCACACCGACCTGGCTGAGCTGGCGCAACGCAAGAGCTTTCGAAAGGACGTCATTGTCGAGTACTTGAGATCGCACCCAAATGGTGAGTGCACGGTAAAGTTCATTGACGGCGAGCTTAAGAGCATCGGCGATAGACAGTCAAAACAAGGTGACAACGACGGCCGCTATGAGGTGCTGGAGCGCTGGGGTTATGTATCTGGCGAGGACTTGAGGTCGGCCGGGCTAGAGGTGGCGGATGACCGCAGCCATGAGAGCTTTTTTAGCAACATCTGGATGCTGCCCAATGGTGAGGTGGTCAAAGCTGTGCTGCAGCCGATTAACGGTGTGACCTGGCCTTACCATGTGTACTACTTTGATAAGGACGAAACATCGTTCTTTGGTGAGGGTTTGGCCAGCGTGATGCGTGATGACCAGACGATGATGAATGCGGCCACCAGGCTGATGCTGGACAACGGCGCGATCACTTCTGGCGCAATGATTGAAGTGGCAACGGGCTTGCTGTCAAGCATGGAAGAGGGGACAGAGATTGAGCCGTGGAAAGTATTTTTGCGCAACTCAACCAGCCCGGGAACACCTGCGGTGCGCGCGATTGAGTTGCCGTCTCGCTTGGGCGATCTGAGCGGTCTGGCAGACAGGTTTGAGAACAATGTCGATGAGGTGAGCGCAATACCCAGGTATATGACCGGGGAAAACGTGGCCTCTGGCGCAGGCGGCACAGCCAGCGGCATGAGCATGCTGATGGGTGCTGCCAATATCATGATCAAGGACTTGGTGAGCAATTGGGATGAGGGCATCACGCGCTCATTCATCACCGGTATGTACCGTTGGAATATGCAGTTTCACCCGGATGCAGCGATTAAGGGTGATTTTGACGTCAAGGCGCGCGGGTCATCAAGCCTGGTGGCGCGTGAAGTTCGAGCCCAGCAGCTTGATGCCTTTAGTCTGGCTGTGGCGAATCCGATGGATGCGCCTTTTATCAAGCGTGACCACTTGCTTCGCCAACGCGCCGAGGCGCATGAGCTCTCGGACGTGATCAAGACCGAGGAAGAGGTGATGGCTGAGCAAAACAATGAGCAGGCCGCACAACAACAACAGATTCAGCAGGCGCAGATGCAATTGACAATGGCTGAATTGCAGCAGAAGGTGGCCTTATTGACTGCACAAGCAGCCAAGGCGATGGCTGAAGTCGAATTGGTCAAAGCCAGGGCAACCGAAACCAAGGTAGGCTCTGTTTTTGCAGCATTACAAGCGGGTGGTGCAGCTACCCAGAATCCGCATGTCGCACCCGCGGGCGATGAGATTTTGCGTAGCGCCGGTTGGGCTGATGCAACGCCGAACCCGAGCATCGCCCAGATAAGTGGCCAGCCAGTGCAAGAGCGGCCTGTGTTTGACCCGACCAAAGAGCTAGACAAGCCAGATTCTGGCCGTGTTGGCCTGAATGCGGGTATGGAAACAGCGGTGATGAATGACAACTAAAAAAACCGAAGAGCAACTGATGCATGAACGCTTGATCGAGGCGTCGCGCACAGTGCGCCAATACGCTGGTAGCGAGTGTTCGCGCCATTTGATT